GGGGTGGGAGGGCTACGCCTGGGTCAGGCAACCGATCCCGTTGTCGTCGATGCCGTCGCCGTCACCGCGCAACTGGTACCGGAAGGTGGCCAGGCCGGTGTTGAAGGCGAAGTCGTCGGAGCGGTCGATCTGGAGACCACCGGCGATACGCACCGCGTAGGACGGCATGTGGGCGAATACGACGGCCCGCTTGCCGGAGGTGGCGGCGTCGATGTTGCCGTCCACCCAGACGGGGTAGCCCAGGAGCATGTCCGGGTTGCCCGCCTTCAGCGAGGGCTCCCAGAGCGGCCTGGACTGGTCGTCGGTCAGGAGCCGGATGACCTTGACGGCCTCCGGGCTCATGATCCAGGCGGTGTCCACGTTCTTGTACGGGACCGGCATGGTCGCCTCGACCTCCACCAGGTTGGCGTAGGTGATCGTGGTGGCCGTGGCCGAGGTGCCGAACGAGGTGGCGGCCTGGGCGATGCCCTTGGGCTTGGACGAGCCCGAGCCGTTGCTCAGGTCAGCGCCGAGCGCCCTGGTGACCGCCTGTCCGCCGACGTTCGTGACGAACGAGGCGACATCGAACACCGAGTCGGCCAGGAGTTCCTGGCTGACCTGGGTCAGGGCGGCGTACTTGAAGGCGCCGAGGGTGACCTGGCCGAACACCGGGTCGCTTTCGCCGATGGTTCCGGCCTCGGCGACGATGGCCCCGGAGGGGTTCGTGGTCACCTTGGGGACCAGGAGGTCCTCGCCGGAGGCGGTGCGGATGACCGTGGCGCCAGCGCGGATGACGACTGACTCCTCCTCCAACTTCTCGAAGATGCGGTCGAACATCGTCGAGTCGACGAGGTTGCCGCCAGCGGTGGCGCTGCCCTTGGTCAGGTCACGCTGCTCGGACGGGAGGCTCTCGAACGAGCGGATCTCGCCGTTGACCAACTTGCGGAACAGGACCTCGTCGGTCTCTGCCGTGTCGACGGCGCTCTCTGCCGGAGCGGTGATGTCGTTGTACGAGCGGAAGGTCTCCAGGGCCTCGGTGGCCTTGGCCTCGCGCTCCATGGCCCGGAGGCCGGTCTCGATGCGGGAGTCGAGGGCGTCGATGGCGTCGTTGGCGCGCTCGGCTACCTCGGTCTCGTCGGCGGTGAACTCGCGGTCCTTGGCCTGCTCGGCCAGGTCCCGGAGAGTGTGGACCGCCTGCTGACGTTCCTCGAACGCCCGCTGGATGTCTGTCGGGGTCATGAGTTTGGACTCCTCATGATTGAAGGGATGGGTGGGTGCTGATGGGGGGCGCCCGGTCAGCGGTAGGTCCCCGGATGGCGGACGACGGAGTGGGGTTCGCCCGGCTCCTGGTCGTCGGTGGGGAAGATCAAGTCGCGGAGGTTGTTGGCCTCGGCGGCCTGGATGAGAACGGTGAGGTCGAGGTCCCGGTCGTCGGCCAGGGACCTGAGTGAGGCGTCGGTCGAGGAGTAGGCCGGGAACGTGACAGGGCCGACATCTCGGAGAGCGACCTCGGTGAGGGTGCGGAGGGGGTAGCCGTCGTCGGTCTCGCCCCACTCGTCGCTGATGGTGCGGAACCCGAACGACGAGCCGGAGATGTCGCCCCGGCGGAGCAGTTCGGCCACGTCGCGGCCCAGGGTGGTGTTGGGCAGGTCGACCTCGTAGCGGAGGCCGTGGTCGTCCTCGGACATGCGGAGGGTGCCGGTCGTCGAGCGACCGAGGAGGTGGTCCGGTTCGTGATTGAACAGGGCCCGCACGTCGGCCTGGTTCAGCGTCGAGCGGAACGTGCCGGGGGCAACTCGTTCGACGAATCCGCCGAGGTTCTGGGAGAACCGGTTGAAGGTGGCGGCGTAGCCGACGGCGGTGAGGGTGCCGTCCTCCTCACGGAGTTCGACGCCCTCGGTGGCGGTGCGGCGCTCGATGGGCATGGGGTCGCTCCTCTCAGGGAGGTCGGGCTCGTGACGGTCGTGCCAGGAGTCGATGTAGGCGTGCCAGGCATCGGGGCGGCCAGCGGCGGCGGCCCTCTCGTGGCAGGTGGCTCGGTCGGCGTAGACCAGGCGGGTCTCGTCGACCAGGTAGGAGAACTCGGAACGGTCGGCCCTGCTGGGGGCGCTGGCGATCAGCCACGCCTGGCGCACGGGGCTGACCTGGAGGCGGCGCTTGACGGCCTCCATGGCCTCGACGACGAACATGGTGATCGTGTCGTGGTGGTCGTAGGGGTCCAGGCCCGACAAGGCCGAGTGGACCTGGTCGAAGTCCAGGACGAGGTCGCCTCGGACCTTCAACTCCGAGACCAGGGAGGTCTTGCCGCCGCATGGCGGCCCGTAGATGAGGGTGGTGGTGGGCATGGCGGACCTCAGAGGACCAGGAGTTGCGGTTCGGCCGGGGCTTCTTCCTCCCGCCAGACCGCCGCCCGGTGGTGGGCGATGAGTGACGCCACGGCGGCGTCGATCTTGCGGGTCGAGCCCTTGTGGTTCTTCGTGATCCGGGAGCCCCTGGCGTCCTCTCGGAGGATGGCGTTGGAGAAGTGCCGGACCAGGGCCGGGTCGCCGTTGTGGGACAGGCGCTCGTCGACGATGGCCTCGTACATGGCGATGGTGGCCTGGGTCATCCGTTGGACCGACCCGGTGGGGAACTCGACGACGGGGTAGCCCTCGTCGGCCAGCGAGGCCAGGGACTGCTCGAACCGCCACGGGTCGGCGGCCAACTCGACGACGTTGAACCGGTCGAACGCCTCGACGATCTCGGCGTAGACCTCGTGGACCGGGGTCCGCCAGCCCATGGCCGACTGGTCCTCGGGCTTCTCCCAGAGGCCGACGATCTCCAGGTGGCGGGGCTCGTCGACCGAGCAGGCCACCAGGGCCGTCGAGTCACCCTGGAACGCCCCGTCGAACCCCAGGACGACCCGTTCTCCCGGTTCCAGGCGGCGGTCGGAGGCCAGAGCCTCGAACACACCGGCCGGTAGCCAGGAGTTCTCCACCTTGGTCCACCCGTTGAGGCGGTACCTGGTGAAGGGGGCCTCCGCCGTTCGGCGGTGGGCGGACTCGAACTCGTCCTTGTTCATGAAGTGGTCCCAGGCCGGGTTGAACCTGGCCCAGACCTCGGGGTCGTGCGGGTCGTATTCCTCGTTGTCGGCCGGGCCCCACCAGGTCATGCCGAACGACGGGTCCTCGACCTCGCCGCTCTTGACCTTGGTGCCGTAGCGCCAGAGCCGCCCGAGTGGGGACTCCAGGTCGTACCCGGCCGTGGAGATGACGATGGCCAGCGGTTGGGACCTGGTGGCGGAGCCCAGGGTGAGGGCGTCGAACAGTTCGGTGGTCTTGTGGACGTGGTACTCGTCGATGACGACGAACGACGGGTTGAGGCCCTGCTGGAGTCCGGCGTCGGCCGAGACCACCCGGAAGGTGCCGCCGTTGCGGTGGCATCGGACCTCGTTGCGGTACACCTGGCAGACCGAGGACAGGTCCTCGTTGGCCTGGATCATGCGGCGCACCTCGTCGAACACGAGGCGGGCCTGCTGGCGGTCTCCGGCTGCGGCGATGGCCACCGGGGCGGCGTCAGCGTCGTCGGCGATGAGGTGGAACACGCCCAGAGCTGCCGCCAGCGTTGTCTTGGCGTTCTTCCTGGGAAGGCCCAGGAGGTAGGTCCGGTGGAGTCGCTTGCCCTCGTCGTCGAGGCGGTAGATGTCCTCGATGACATCCCGCTGGAAGGGCAGGACCTCGAAGGGCTGGCCGTAGAACGAGCCGCCCAGGGTGAGGAACTCCTCCATGAATCGGATGACCTTGCCGCCCTGGGTGTTCATGTCTCACCTCACGGGGCACGCTCCGCTGGAGCACTCGTCCATGGCCTGGCCGACCGCTTGGCCGGTGGCGGCCTCGTACTCGTCCCTGGTGATCCGCTCGAACGGGGCCTGGGGACGGGTGCCGTCGACCATGACCGTGGTGCCCTTCAACTTGGGCAGGTACCGGAGCAGGGCTCGGGCCAGGTCCCGGTAGGCGTAGCCCTCGGGGACGTTGACGGTGAAGGACACGGCGTTGTCGGCGAAGTGCTCCTGGACGAACGCCTGGGTGGCGAGCATGACCTCGGGGTCGATCTCGTCGGCCTGTTCGATCAGTTCCTCGGGGTAGTCGTCGAGGATCTGGTCCCTGGTGGGGATGGACACGACCGAGGTGCCCGAGGTGTAGGCGCAGGGCTCGACGTGGCGTCCCTTGGCGACGTGGTCGGCCAGGAGCGGGTCGTTGTCGGCGTAGCGGATGCGGCGGATGAAGTGCCGGGCGTAGATGGGGTGGATTCCAGCGGTGTGGCCCGACAGTTGGGAGGTCGAGCCGGTCGGCTGGATCGAGGTGGTCTTGATCGGGACGGGGATGTCCAACTCGGTGGCGTAGTGCTTGGCGGCCTGTCGGGCGGCGTCGGCGATCATCTCCAGGTGGACGCCCAGGGTGACCGAGTGGCGGATGTCGGAGTACCGGCACCGACTGGCCAGGGCCCACTCCTGGAATCCGAGGAGGCCGACGCCGATGCGGCGGTTCTCGTCGACGATGTCCCGCTGACGGTCGTCCTCGATGGGAGCGAACGTGGCCCGGACGAGGAACCTGGTCAGCAACCGGGCGGCGTCGGTGGCTCCGGCGATGTCGGTGCCGAACCTGGCCAGGTTGACCGAACCGATGAGACAGGGCTCCCAGGGCTCCAGGGCGATCTCGCCGCAAGGGTTGGTGGAGCGAACGTCGCCCCGCTCGCCGACGCTGGCCGCCGATGAGTTGAAGAACCCCGGCTCGCCGTTGGTGAGCATCCCGGACACGACGGCCTCGAACACCACGAGGGCCTGGGGCACCCCGGCGACGTGGGCCTCGAAGAACCCGTCGTCGACCTCGACGCTGATGTTGGTGGACCAATGGTCACCGGTGTCGGCCTTGGCCCGGATGAAGTCGAGGATGTCGGGGTCGGCCCAATGCTTGATGGACATGCGGGCCGAGCGGCGGACGTTGCCCGCCACGACGCACTTGGCGATGGCGTGGTCGAGGTCCATGGCGTCGAGTGACGAGAGCGGGGCCCCGGCGCACCGGTTGACGATCTCGACGACGCCTCGGAGCATCTCGACGAGGGGAGCGGGCCCGGAGGCGGTGCCGCCGAACCCTCGGATGACCGAACCCCGTGGGCGGATGTCTGACACGTCGATGGCGACCTGGCCTCCGCCGTGTTCGGCGGTGTCCAGGATCAACCGGAGAGCGTCGACCCATCCCTCACGGGAGTCGTCGACCTTGGCGACCACCGCTCCTGAGAAGGGGGAACTCAGGAGCGGGGCCACCTCGTCCATGTCGTCGTGAGTGGCGGCGCACACGACGGCCAACTCAACCGGGCCCGCCGGGGCCGGGAGTTGTGCCAGGAACGAGGTGGAGTAGTTGGCCCCTACGCCTCCGCCCTTCATGAGTTCGGAGAACATGAAGGTGAAGTGGTCGGCGAGGTGTTCGCCCCAGCCAGCCCGGTGGCAGTTGTAGAGAAACTGGCGGCCGGGCACGCCGGAGACCCAGAGGTGTCGACCTCCGGGAAGAACGGCGAAGTCGCTGATGAGTTCGGTGAGCCGCTCGGCCTCGTCGTCGAGGTGGTGGGCGGGGTCGACCAGGGCGAGGTTGCCGTGGACGACTCGGGCGACGGTGTCGTCCCAGGTCTCCGATGTCCCGTCCGGTTTCCGCCTGGAGTAGGTGCGCTCGAACACGGCCTGGCCCAGGGGTCCCCAGTTGGTCATCAGTTGCCTCCTCAGGCATCACCGCCTTCAGAGAGGAAGGCGTCGAGTCGTGATTGGTGCTCGACGGCGGTGATGCCGAGGCGGAGGCGGGCCTCGGGGTTCAGCCCCAGGCGGTCCTCCAGAGTGGACAGGCGTCCCTCGATGTCGCTGACCATCTTGGCGGCCGGGTGGACGACCACCTGGCCGGTGGACCCGGTCGTCAGCCACCCCTCGGCCTCGACGAGGACCAGGAGTTGGTGGCGACGTTCGTGGAGGGAGCAGTACCGCTCGACGACGTTGTAGTCGGTCGGTTGGTACACGCCCGCCCCGAGGGTCCAGACGTTGGCCCAGCAGGT